TTATCAAATGACGATAGAAAAATTCTTGAAAAAGCAATAAGTGAATCTTTAGAGCCAGAGGATGAAGAGCTTGTAGATAAATATTATAAAATTATCGAGCAGTTAGAAGAACAGAAAAAGAAAGGCTTTGTATTACGTTCAGGCGGAAAATTACAACCGATACCAAACTTCAACAGAATTGAGAAAATTTATATTTCTGGAATATCAGGAAGCGGAAAAAGTACATTTGCTGCTAACTTTATAAAAGAATATCTCAAGGTCAAGAAGAAGAATGAGTTCTTTCTAATATCGAACGTAGATGAAGATGATGTATTGGATAGATTAAAACCAATAAGAATTGATCTTGAAGATGAAGAAGCCTTGTCTGAAACACGTTCTGACGACTTCTATGACAGCCTAGTTCTGTTTGATGACACAGATACAATAAGCAACGGGATGGTGAGAAAATTCATCCAGCATTTACGTGACGATATATTGGAGTGTGGTCGGCATTATAACACGACTGTTGTAGCTGTATCTCATGTATTACAAAATTATATAGCAACGCGTAAATTGTTAAACGAAGCCACTTCTGTAGTGTTCTTCCCAAAAGTCGGTTCAAATAATCACAACCATAAATTTTTAAAGCATCATTGTATGTATGATGAAGATACTATAAGGCGTTTGTTGAACCTAAACTCAAGGTGGGTATGTCTGTATCGGTCACATCCTAATTATGTTATATACGAGAAAGGCGTATTTCTGATTTAATTATAAGTTAAAGAAGATATTAATTTTATCTTTTCTTTAGAAGATAAAATTAATCACAATGATTATTTTAGTTATAACTATAGTAAAGTGAAAAATTACATATTTCAAAATTCTGAAAGGTGTTAAATATGGAGATATCCTTTGGACCTTAAAATATCTAAAAAATTTCATAGCATTTTATAATATGCAAGTTAGTTTATTTTCTCAATTCTTGAGAAAAATAGCTTACAAGTGAAGTACTCATTTGGTAAAAGCCGATGCTGATACACCTGACCTGTTTGATACAATATGAAGATCTTAATATCAATCTTCCTCAGAGGCTCATTAGAAACTAAATTTGTATATCTATAAACACTTGGAAAATATTGGTACACGGATCCAATCAAACCTTGCTCTGCTATAGGAACGAAGTCACTTAATATTCTTTGTGTCTCATTTAACTGGCTAGAAATATTTTCTGGATTAATCGGGATACTATCAGATAAAATAACAATATCAGAAAATTTATTAAATAATGGCGTTGTATCTACTTCAGAATAAATTTTGTAATAATCTTTTCCAGAAATTGTAATTTTGTTATCTATCTTATTATCAAAAATAGAAAGTTGGATAAAATCATTATGGAGTATTAAATTTCCGTCTGCTACTGGAAATTCTTGAAAGCCAAAATTAAATAATTTCGAAGATAGAGATAAAGTGATGTTATTCAAATTTCCATCTAGATATTCTACAGGTGCTACAAGATATATTTTAGTCGCAACATTAGGGTCATATACAAAGAATGGAGCATCATAAGTAATTCCTGGGTTTAGAACTAACATATCAGCATGTGCATCTTCTAATGCTTTATTAATTATCTCGATGAAGTGGTTTATATAGTATATGCCTCTTTCTATATACGTTTCATATTTTTGTGTATAGACTAAGTTTTTTATTACTGTATCTCCAGCATTTGTTAATTTAACTTGAAAAAGATTTGGATCTTCTGGATATATAAACAATGGGAAATTCGCAGGTAACTGAAATCTAATTACGCTTAATTTATAGTCATTACATTTATCTAATATCTGCTCTACTCTTGTTGAAGAATATACAGTAGGTATTACTTCATTGCTCTCTATAGGATTAGATATTCGCAGATTATAATATATATAATTTTGGTTATCACTCTCTTCTTTTACTTGTAAAAAACTATCAGTCATTTATTTATTTTAAGAACTATTTTTAATTCTAATTTAGATATTGATGAAAATCTACAGTCATCACACTCACCCAAAAATCTGGATTGTAATGTGAATTCTTGTTGATAAACGTATTGTATTCATCATCTGATAAATGAATGTAGTTCAACCTAACACAGCAATGACGCCCACAAGTTGAAACGTGTTCTTTAAATTGTTGATACTGAATCTTATTTACAATCAAATCGTAATTACTATTCTCTATTAAATGACTTAAATGTGGAACTATTTCTCCTCCCATATTCCGAATTTGGAAATCTGAAAGAGCAACTTCTTCATCAATGTAATAGCCGTACGGATCGAAGAAGTATAATGATCCTTCTTTGTATCTGTTAGTTAATAAGCAAAAATGACCTGAGTTCTGGCTCTTCTGATATAGTATAATAACACTTCCATCTTGGTCTAGAACCTCATCTATTGAATTTATGAACATAAGATCAGAATATCTTATAATTCTGCATTTGTAATCTGTTAACCTTAGCACATCATCTCCAGATAAATATATATCCTCTGCATCTTTTACAAGTTGCTCTATTCGCATTTTATTATAATTGATTATAATAAAAATTTAATTACAAGTTAAAGAACTTGCATGAATTTTTTTCAAAACAAAAAAAAAAGAATATTTTTTTTCTTTATTTTAATAAAGAAAATGGAAAAAAAAAATTGTCGTTTATGTAAAAAAGATGTAGCTATTGATTTATTTGAAAAGAATGGTAAAACTCTCAAAACTTGCAAGAGCTGCAGGGATATCGTGAGAGAAGCAAAGAAACAGAAGAAGGAAAATAAGAACACCGACTCTGATACTGGTTCTGACAGTGAGAAGGCTGTCAAGCTCGACTTCCAAGAAATTCCAGTCCCAGAGCCAGAGCCAGAACCAGAGCCAACTCCCGAGTCAGAGTCAGAGCCTAAACCAACTCCTGAGCCAACTCCCGAGTCAGCTACTACTCCTCCTAACTCACCTGTAGAAGTTCCAAAGCTAAAGAGGGCTCCTCGTAAGACTAAAGACAAGAATCTACCTTCAACCAAGCGAGTTAAATCCGTTCGTGTTAAGTCTCAATAAATAATATAACTTTCTTCTAAAAATAACTATAAAATAAATTTTTAAAAATTTTATATTTTCTATAGGTAAATATAAAATGAGTTTATCACCTGTAGTAGTACTTGACCCTCGCGTTGATGTGAGGGATGATGTCGAAAAAAATCATATTGTCCATAAGGGCGCGCAACGCGCTACACATTACGTTCAGACGGCTGACAGTTATCAGACTGGAGTATCCCCTACGCAGTCTTCTTGGTCTGTGAGTCCTCCGAGCAACCAAACTATTGTTGATCGTTTTATTCGTGTAAGGCACTATGTCGAATTTAATGCCACCAATGCAAATATCGATCTAGGTATCAATTCTGGCTTTCGCCAATTTCCTGTTTCGTCTATCTGTGACGTTGCTACTTTATCTATTAATGGTGAGCAAGTATCCGAAAATATTCAGTCTAAACTTCATGCTATGTTAACCTATGGTAATACTCCTGAGCAACGCCGTAAATCTTGGTCTACAGCACCTGCACAACCTGATTCTTACCAAGATTACGGAGATTACCTAACCTATGGAAGTGCTCGTAATCCGCTCGCAGATTTTGGAGAGAACAGCACTGAACCCAGCCGCGGCGGTTTTGAAGTAGAAGTGACGGTTGTTAATAAGACTGTGCGGGCTGTCATTACTGAGCCTATTTGGGTCAGTCCTTTGTATAATGGTATGGGTTCTCAAGTTGAAGGTATGGTGAATGTTAATCAGTTGAATCTCACTCTACGATACAATACTAATTCAGCTCGTGTATTCTGTCACCACGACACTGGTGCTATACCTTTAGGTTCATCAGTTGGTACATTTTACCAAGCTCCTGAGCTTCTTATTACATATTTGACTCCGGATATGACTCAACCTATTCCCAGTCTCCAGGTACTTCCTTACCAATCTTGCAATGAATACGTTCGTGAGTTGTCTTCAATTCCTTCAGGAAACACTTCCACTGTATTCAGTGATACTATTCGTTTATCTCAAATCCCTCGATTCGTATATCTCTTTGCTCGCCGTAATGAGGCTACTTCTACTTACGAGACTTCTGATTCATTCCTAGGTATTGAGAACGTCTCTATTCAATGGAACAACGAAGCCGGTCTCCTCAGCGGAGCTACTAAGCAAGACTTGTTTGAAATGAGCTGTAGAAATGGTTGTAATCTTTCTTATCCGGCGTGGACCAAATATAGAGGCAGTGTATTAGCCTTAGAGCTTGGAAAGGACATTGGTCTGCCCGATGGTATGTCACCAGGTGTAAATGGGCAATTTACTATTCAATGTCAAGTTACGTTTAAGAACCTTGATGCTACTGCTTTTGTAGGAACTTTCTATCTTGTGGCTGTCAATGAAGGGGTATTCACTGTAGGGCCTAATGTGGCTAGAAGTAGTTTAGGCGGGGTTAGTCCTCAGAAGGTTATGCAAGCTTCGGAGACGATGGAGAAGGAAGATCATACTGATCTAGAAGGAGGCTCTTTCTGGTCATCTGCTAAGAGCATCGTGAAGAAGGGTCATAAAGCAATTCGCAAACACTCTGGGCTAGCTAAGAAACTTGGGGAAGCAGCTGGGCTTACAATTATGC